GAAAAATTAACATTTGAACATTTAACATGGTATCTACCATATGGATTGAAAGTCGAGTATAGTGGTATAACTAATCTTAAGGAATTATCCGATTGGAAGAAACAAGAGCCTAAGGATTTTTACGCTAGAAAAGGAAGTGACTACATGGATTGGGCAAATAATCAGCCAAATGAAATATATGGTAGTCGCATTTCTGAGATAAAACAAATAGAAATATATAAGAAGTATATATTGTTATCTGTAGGTCGCAAGTATGGTTATTATAAAAAAGTAGTTCTTTCAGAGATTAAGCCAATCCTTAGGCCTTTGTCTGACCTAACAAAAGATGAGTGGCTCAAGGTTTTTAGGTCTTGTTTTTCTAAAGAAGCTTTGGAAGTAATGGAACAATTCAATCTTGATGTTTATTTAAAACCAAATTCAGGAACTGTATGGCTCTATGATGTAGATAAAGGGATGAGTTTCATAGTCCCAAAAGACTACTTTATAGCATATTCCAGCAATTCAAAATCTATAGGTTTCACTAGAGGTTATTGCTTTGACACTTTAAAGTTCTTTAAAGAGCTGTATAAACTACATGCTGACTTGGATGGATTAATTGAAAAAGGTTTGGCCATTGACATTAATACCTTAAAAAGCGAGGTTAAGAAATGAAAAGAATAGCAGTTTTTGGTTCACGTAGAGCAATGGATGAACTTATGCGTATTGTTCAAGATCCTGGACAATTTATTTTGATTCATAATATTCATTCTATTGACGGTTATATGTTGAGTGATATTATTTTAACAAGAGGATGGGAGAATTCCTACATCAATCCTCATAATTTATTAATTCAGGTAAAAAGATATGGCACACGTTAAGAGAAACTGCGATTACTGTCGAGATTCATACGAAGCCGATAAGCGCAATTTAAAAAGAGGTTGGGGCTTATGTTGCTCGAAAAGATGCGCTGCCCTTAAGAGAGAGGAAAAGCTAAAATTGACGAAAGATGAAAAAAATAATTGAAGTATTAGCAATCGTATACATCCCCATATTCCTTTTAGGTGCCTTACTAACCGGTATTTCCATCTTATTAATGACGATCGGACAATTCCTCATGTTAGAGATTAACAAAGCTAAAAGTGGCTATGAATTTATGAAAAGAAGTGTTTTAAGAAGGAGGTAAGTTGTGGCTACACAGAAAAAGAATACAGTAGATTATTTCCCACATTTGATAGGTAATGGGAAGAAAATGGACTTCATCGAGAAGCGATATGGCAATGATGGATACGCAACATGGTTCAAGCTTTTAGAAGCTCTAGCGAGCGCGGATAATCATTATCTAGACCTTAACGATGAGATTGAAATCTCCTTCTTAGCATCACGTTGTAATGTCGATGAAGAGGTATTAATTTCGATCATAAATGACCTTGTAAAGATCAAAGTTTTTGATTCTGAGCTATGGAAACATCGTGTAATCTGGTCGCAAATATTTGTAAACTCTATACAGGATGCATACAAGCGACGTGCAAACAAATGTATGCAACATGTAGACATTGTAAACGAATTGATAGGACAGGGGTACAAGTTAACACCCATTATGCATGCAACATGTATACATGATGTAAACAAAACAGGTGAAATTGTAGACAAAAACCCGCAAAGTAAAGTAAAGGAAAGTAAAGAAGATAAAAGTAGAATAGAGGAAGAAGAAAAAGAAGAAAAAATCTCCGTCGTCAACGCCTCGTCAGATCCTTCAGTTCCTTCTCCTGATGCTTGGGGAAGCTATCGATCAATGGAAGATCTTGAAAAGGTTTTGTTGTCATCTTCTGAATGGCAATCTGCTTACGGTAAATCACTAGGAATTGATAACCCAGATGATGTTCCATTGTGGATTGAAAAGTTTTTCATCTTCTGCGCTGGATCTGGAAAAATTCACGAAAAAGAAACAGAGGCAAAATCTCACTGTCAATCATGGACCAGACGACAAATCGAACTTGGCAAAACAGCAAGTGAGGGGGTGATCAAAAAGGTGCCAATGGTCATCGGTGATGAAATGCCAAGTCAATCCGGCACGAAAGAAGGTGAATTGATTGGAAAGTGGTTGTGGAAAAATAATGGATGGAGAGATACGACAACGTTCACCATCGTGCAAAAAAGAAGAAACGGATTAGCATGAGTTACGACAAAGAACGATACAAAAGACCAAAGCCAAATTTAGAGGCTAATGGTTTAGGGAAATTACCTCCGCATGCAATGGATTTGGAAGAAGCTGTGCTTGGTGCTATTCTTTTGGAGAAAGATGCACTCATGATGATTTCAGATATTCTGCATCCGGAAATGTTCTACAAAGATGCTCATCAGATCATCTTCAGAGTCGTTCAAAATCTATCAATGACAGCTGAGGCGATCGATATTTTGACGGTCATGGAGAAGCTTCGGAAAGATGGTAATTTGGAAAAAGTTGGAGGCGCTTACTACCTAACGTTGCTTACAGATCGCGTTGTTTCCTCTGCGAATATTGAATTCCATGCGAGGATTATATCTCAGAAGTACATCCAGAGGGAATTGATCAAAGTATCGAACGAGACGATTTTAAATTGCTATGATGACACTGAGGACGTTTTTGACACGATTTCTCTCTATGAATCAAAGCGTGATCAGTTGCTGAACAATATCATTACTCGAAAAGAAGTTGGCCAAGAAGAAGCTTTCAATCTCATGATTGCCGAAATGAGCAGACAGGCAGAACTTGGAGAGCTGGATGTAACCGGTGTTGATACCGGATTCACGGATTTGAATGCAGCGACAGGTGGTTGGCAGAAAACTGATTTGATTATTTTAGCAGCTCGTCCTGCAATGGGTAAAACAGCTTTGATGCTCAAGAAAGCAGTTAATGCCGCTCGATCAGGTAAGCCGGTTGCTATATTTTCGCTCGAAATGGCAAAGGAGCAATTGCAACAACGGATCCTTTCATTTGAAACAGGAATACCACTTTCGAGGATTAAAACACCTTCAAAGCTTCATGACCATGATTGGGAATTAATACACCGAAAAGGTGCTGAGATATCTGGATTGCCAATCGTTTGGGATGATACGCCTGGATTAACCTTGGTTGAGTTAAACGCCAAGGCAAAACGGATGAAAAGACTTCATGGAATCGAAATGATATTTGTCGATTACCTGCAGTTGATCACAATTCCAGGTGAAAGAAGATTTGATGAAATCAGTAAGATCTCACGTGGATTGAAAATTTTGGCTAAAGAACTTCAAATTCCTGTACTAGCTTTGTCGCAGTTATCTCGAGCAGTTGAATCTCGTCCAGGGAATAGCAAGAGACCAATGCTTCAAGATTTACGTGAATCGGGATCAATCGAGCAGGATGCTGATATCGTCATGTTTCTTTACCGTCCCGAGTATTACGGGATCACAGAAGATGAGGAGGGAAGATCGACAGTTGGTTTAGCTGAAAATATAATTGCAAAAAATAGAAATGGTGCGACCGATATCATCTTACTTCAGTTCCATGGTCCTACAACAAATTTCACAAATGATCATGAAATTGCTGAACCGATGATCACTGATTTTTCATTTGTTCAGGGAACGATCACATTGCCTTCCAACGACATGAGCAAGTATACAAATTGGGATAATCCACAGCTAGATGATACTCCATTTTAAAAACTAAGTAATCTATTTGGATTACTTAGTTTTTGTAATTAGCTTTGCTAATATGGAAAAATTCATTTTAAAACTAGCAACTCAGCGTAATCCTGATATCCCATTCGAGGATTATCGGGAAGCATTGACAGCTCAGAAACTGGATGAAACCATCGTGAAAGCAATCTATAACCTTGTCAATCCTGGACCAAAGAAGTGTAATTCAGAGATTCTTTTTGCTGCTTCCGTGCTTTTAATCTTTTCGCCTAAGTCAATTCTACTCAGTGAAAAAGTCGAGAACGGAATCTGTAATACGATCAAGAAGTTCCTTGGAATCAACCAGCAAAGTGCTTCCTATCGCATTAAAGTGGCTCGGGAAGTATATCAAGTTGATAAGGTGTTTAAACATCTAGTTGATGAATTAGTAAAGGAGGTGAAAGGTGAGTGATGAGGTAAAGACTAAACTAACGCCTAAACAACAGTTATTCGTTGATAATTATCTCACACATTTCAACGCAACGAGGGCTGCACTTCAAGCAGGGTATAGTGAAAACACAGCTAGGGCAATTGGTTGCGAGAACTTGACGAAACCTAACATCTCTGCTCATATCGATGCTAGGTTGAAGGAATCGAAGATGGATTCGGATAAGGTCATGAAATTAATGACTGACATCGCAGGATCGAACATCAACGACTACTTAATTGTCGTTGATGTTGAAAAGCAAAAAGCTGTTCCTAAACCACTACAATTACTAATTGAGCGAAAAAGAGAATCTATTTTACGTAAGCATATGTTTGCTGAACGTAAAGGCTATACAGGAGAGGAAATGGATGATTTTATCGAAGGTCTCGTAAAATATGAAGATGAAATATTGATGCTTGAGATCCAGTTGGAGAGAGAGCCAAATGCGACATTTGATGATATTGAGATTGAAATCGTTCAACAGGTCCGTCTTGATTTAGTCAAGCTTGCCGCAGATAAAGAAGCAGGAAAGATCAAATCATTTGAGATGAAAGAGTTTGGACCAAAGGTCGAGCTATATCCCGTTGATGCAATGTTAGATAAGCTTGCTCGCGTCAATGCGATGTACAAAGATAATCTTGAGATCAACGCTAAGGTTGAACCGATTCATTCGAAAGTATCACCAGAAGAAGCAACTCGGATATTATCTGAATTTCAAAAAGGCAATTTTAATATCGAATAGCTATGGAAGTGGTTAAAGGCGGTATGACTAAAGCTGAACTGTTGGCATTGTTCTGCAAATCAAAGATGATGAATTACACCCAGTACTTCTTTCAAAAGCAATATGGAAGAAGTTTTGTTGTTGGTGAGCATCATGTTAAGATCGCTAATGCTTTGGATGATGTTCTTATGGGGCGTATAACGCGCTTAATAATCAATATTGCTCCGCGCTATGGTAAGACTGAATTAGCAGTTAAAAACTTTATATCCGCAGGTTTAGCAATCAATCCAGCATCCAAATTTATCCACTTAAGTTATTCCGATGATCTCGCTTTAGATAACTCAGAAGCTGTAAAAGATTTAGTTACTAGCGAAGCGTATCAACAAATATTCCCTGATGTTGAATTGAAGAAAGGATCTGGAGCAAAGAATAAATGGTACACGACAGAGGGCGGTGGAGTTTATGCTCGTGCTGCAGGTGGTCAGGTTACTGGTTTTGGTGCTGGGCAGGTTGATGATCCAGACTTAATCAAAGAAGCCGAAGAGAAGGATAAAGAGCGTAAAGAGTTTGAATCTTATGTTGATGAGATGTTTGCCGAAATGGGTAAAACAACTTTTTCAGGCGCCTTGATCATAGATGATCCCATCAAGCCAGATGACGCGGATAGTGAGACAGTTCGTGAACGTGTAAATAATCGTTTCGACTCAACGATCATCAATCGCGTAAACAGCCGTAATACTCCAATCATCATTATTATGCAAAGACTTCATGAGAAAGATCTTTGCGGACACGTTTTAGAAAATTATCCTGGTGAATGGACCGTACTTAGTCTACCATGTATAATCGTTGAAGAAGGGCAGGAGCTGCATGAAGGCCGTGCTTTATGGGAATTTAAACATACCCTTAATGAACTTTTAAAAATGAACGGTGTTAATCCGATCATTTTTGGCAGGCAATACATGCAGGATCCACAACCTAAGGAAGGCTTCCTATATAAAACTTTCAAGGAATATATTGAGGTTCCTCCATCTAAAGAAAAGATTAGAAAATCATATACTGATACAGCTGATACAGGTAAAGATCATTTGTGTTCAATCGCATATGATGAAACTGAGTTAGGTATTTACGTTGTTGATGTTCTATACACAGATCAGTCAATGGAGATAACCGAACCTGAGACAGCCCGTCAGTTAGCTTATAACCAAGTACAATATTCTTTGATCGAAAGTAATAATGGTGGTCGTGGTTTCGCTCGAAATGTTGAAGCACATTTGGTAAATCTCAAAGCATTCAACACTGAGGTAAGTTGGTTTCACCAAGGACAGAATAAGGAAGTTAGAATATTTACCAATTCAGCTAAAGTCAATATGCTGATTCATTTTCCTGTAGGCTGGAAGGAACGATGGCCTAAGTTCTATAAGCATGTAACAGGATATTTAGCAAAAGGTAAAAATGCTTTTGATGATGGTCCAGATACTTTAACCGGAATGGCAGAAAACTTTGGGGAAAATCTTCAAGAAGTAGACGACTCAATATTTGATCTGTTTAATTAACCCCTAACCGCAATATAAAAATAATGGCAAAGAAAATACAAGAGAAACAAGAGGCAACCACATTGCCTATACCAGCATTGCCCGCTATTGTTGAAGCGGTTGGGGCAATGGTTGCGCCTACATATTCAAAAGCTAGAGAAGAATACGATGTTACTCAACATCAAATCTTTAATGCTACTGAAAATGCACGGCCTAAAAAGAAAGTTCGAAAGAAGGTTTTAGGTATAAATGGAGAGCCTTTACTTGATAAAGACGGTAAAGACCAGTATACAACCAAATACATTGATGTTAACCGCATCGGTGTAAATCTTCAATCGCTTATTGTCAAGCGCCGTGTGTCATTCATGAATGTATCAAAGATTCAGCTAGAAGCGAATCCTGTTACTGATGCTGAAAAGAAGCTATATGACATGGTGAAGAAGATCCGTGAAGACAATAAGATTTCCTTCATTGAAAAGGAAGTTGCGAGGCGTATGCTTAGTGAGCTTCAAGTTGCTAAGCTTTGGTATTCCGAACCTGTTGAACCTGGTTATTGGGGAGATCTTGCGCCAAATGGTAAGTTTCGAATGCGATGTAAAGTCGTATCTCCTGATTTGGGATATAAGCTTCTACCGGTGTATGATGATTACGGGAAGATGATCTATTTCGGTATGATCTATGAGTCAACGAGGAAATTTTCTGAATTGATAGGAGATCCTAATTTCAATGGATCATCAGTTGAAAAAGATCAAAGATTTGATATCTATTCAGATACCTATATCCTTAAATTTAGAAAGGCCCGATCTGGTGAAGTGGTTTTATCCAGTGTCGGGAATGATGGATGGATTTTTGAAAGCTCTGTAAAACATACATACGGGAAAATACCTATCACATATTATTCGAAACCGTTACCTCCTTGGTCAGAGGTCCAATCTGCAATTGAAAGGATTGAAACGTTAATTTCAAATGTTGGTGACACAAATGACTATCATGCTTCCCCAGTATTCGCAATGTTCGGTAATGTGGGGGCTAAGGTTCTTGAAAAAGGGGAGCAAGGCAAATCATTACAATTGACTGGTGATAATGCTGATGCTAGATACATTACTTGGGATCAGGCAACCGCAGCAGTTGAATTTGAGTTCAAGACCCTAATGAGTGTTGTCTTTACTGGAACTCAAACACCTCAGATGGCCATGGAAGATCTTAAAGGTCTTGGCGCAGCTTCCGGTGTCGCATATGATCGTATTTTTCAAGATGCTCACTTAGCAGCTCGTGATGAGATTGATGGCGAATATGGAATGAGTACCCAGCGTGATATCAATCTTAATGTTGCTTGTGCTGCTGCAATTAATAAAACTTTAGATACTACAGCAAAGACTTTTAAAATAGGTTTTGATATTCCTATTTTCCGTATTAACGACGATTCTGAGACAGTTGCATTGCTTCAAAAAGCTGCCGGTGGTGCTAAGGTGTTATCGCAAAAGACTGCTATCGAATATTCTCCATTAACTAAAAATGCTGAAGAGGAAATGGCAGAGATTAAGAGGGAAGAGGCTGAGCAGGCTGCTTTGGATGCTGCAAAGGTTAAGGAACCGGTTAGTGAATAAATAATTTAGTTCTTGTTATTTGTGTGATGAAAATTGTTTTATTTAGAAATATTTTTTAAATTAGGGGTAAAACAATTATAACATGGCAAATTTTTTTACAGTTAAAGCAAGCAGTGGTGCGGAAATTTCTAATTTCTATTCGATAGGTTCAATACAATCAATCGAAGCTAACTCAAGTGAAGAAGATCACTTTTCTACTATTACACTGCAAAGTGGTAAAGAGCTTAATGTAGTGGAAGTTACCACTGAGATATATGAAAAAATTATTCATTCTTCACCGGAAGTAGTGGCTGAGTTTGTTGAGTATATAGGTCCAGATAAGAAACCTAGTTTTGGTTGGGTGGAATAGTTAGATAAATTATTATATAGAGATATGAAAACGACTGAACATATAGATTATGGTAGATCTGGGGCAAGTGGATCAGATCAAAGAATGGATACTCTCATAGAAGCTTTGAAATTAACCCTTTCTCCAATTGATTTAATATCGATAATATCACTGATTGATCACAAAGGGACGCTTGAGGTAATTTTAGATCAAGATTTGGTTTATTATTTAAATTCGAAAACTAAGAATAATCAACAGGTTTTTATAGAAAAAACTATTAGAGATGCTTGGGATATTTTAGGTGAACCTAATTGCGAATTTAAATATTATAAATCTGACAATTCTTAAGAGCTAGTAAATTTTAAGACTAGATAAACCTAGGATTAGTACTAAATCCTAGGTTTATTAAGATTCATCTTATATCTTAATCAATTTCAAATGAGGGTAACTTTTGTGCCTCAGGTTTGTCTTCAAATTTAATAAGTGACGCAGTAGACATATCTACATTTTGAAAAGCTCCAGATTTATCGAAGAATACACAATAAGCTCTCTCATCTCTAATTCCACTAATTGTCATCGTAGGTCCACCACTTTTCAACTGAACTACATCACCCTCTTTTAATTTTTCTGCCATAATTTTAATTTGTTAGTAATTTACTAAGATAACCTTTCTTTTCGTAATATATAATGGTTCAGAGTTAATATCAAATTAAATGTTTAAATCTAGTTACGGGTACAATCTATTTGGTTATGAAAAAAAGATTATTTTTGTATTAAACCTTTATTTGTGTAAATAATGACAATAAACGAAAAAAAAGAAACTATATTAATTGGTTTATACGATTTACTTAAATCAGGTGAGCTTAAAGGGAAATTATGTCCACTCACAAATTTACTTGATATTGATAGAATTGAAAGTAGAAGAATAGGAATAGATCTTAAAAATTCTGGACTAATAATGGGGCAGGCTGTCTCATCAGGATTTGTAGCTAATCTTACTATTAGAGGTGAGGAATATGCGGAATCGATAATAAATAGGAGGAATCAAAAAGAGAGTATCCGATCGGAATACGATCAAAAACCTCCATTAAAAATGAAGGAAAAGTATGACCTTATCTTAAAAAAACTGTATTATAAAAAAACATCAGGTTTTTTTGAGGTAATTGATTTATTGAAACCATATGAAGATATCAGTTTAGATGAAGCGATTGACATCGGACAGGCATTAGAACATAAAAGATATGTTAAAACATCCTTTAGTAAAAGTAATGCAGCAGTTTCAATTTCCGCTTCTGGAAAAGAGTATGTAGAAGAATACTTGATGAAAATTTATGAATATGCTCCAAATGATTTGTTTTCTGAAAATGAAAAAGACATAATAATTGAAAAATTGGATGAACTGCTTGCAAGGATTAACACTCTTGAGGTAGGGCATCAAGTCATTTACGATGATTTCGAAGTTGAATTTAAATCTTTAAAAGAGACACTTAATGTTTTAGGAAAGAAGGATTGGAAATCATTGTTGACAGGAAAATTAGTTGATGCTGGATTAGGTGAAGTAGCTGAAGAAGTATTCAAATTAGTAACTGATGTGTTCACCAATGAAAAGTTATTATCATAAATAATTAAAGATAATTTTTTCTTAATTCAATTTTAGCAAACCATCTTGATGAGATATCAAGATGGTTTTCTTTTTGTAATCACCCAAATTACAAAATCACCCATCTTAATTTAGTAATCCAATAGGATTACTTTTGTATTTAAAGTTATCAACCGAGGATTGGACGGAATAGCTCTCTGGACTAGACTCTAAATACAAAAAACACATGTCATTAAAAGCACAAATCATTTCCAAATTGAAAGCAAAGGCAACCGCTTTGGGTGTCAATCTTTCAAATGTCAGAATCAACGGACTTGCGGACAAGTTAGATGGATTAATATCTACTGAGGACGAGATCGACGGTGAGATCGACAAACTAGATCAAATTTTAAGTTTCAAGGACTTGGCAGCATTAGATGATGCCAAGCGTAATGTAGACAAGAGAGCAGCAGAAGATAAGGATAAAGTTGATCCTGAAAATCCTGCAAAGGTTGATCCACCTGCACCGGCTGAAAAAGATAAGGATGATGCTCCTGCTTGGTTCAAAGCTCATGTAGAAAACCAAAACAAGGTTATCGAAACTTTGACAACCACTGTAGCAAACCTTCAACAAGGCAATACAATCCAAACACGTCGCCAACAACTTGAAACCAAATTAAAAGATGCACCTGAAAAATTTAAAGCTCGAGCTCTTCGTGATTTCGATCGATTAAAAATCGATTCAGATGAGGATTTCACAAGCTACCTAGCTGATGTGGAACAAGACGTTGCTGAGGAGGTTCAGGCTGCTAGTGATGCTGGTCTTGGAAATGATGCTCCTGGAAGAAGTGCAGGTGGTGGCAAATTGAAGGATGACGAGGTGTCTCCTGCAATGAAAGAAATTATTGCACAGCGTGAAGCAGCGGCTAAAGCTAAAGCAGACGCATAAAAATTTATTAAATGGGATTAATTGGAGTTAAAAGAACGGGTACTCAAGGCTTTCAAAAAGTAGTTTTTGAAAATGTCATTGATACCCTTCCAGGTGGGTTAATGCTCAACGTCGCTAAAGTAGATTATCCCGATGGATATGTTCCTGAGGGCTCTTTGGTGGGGCGAGATCCTGCGAGTGGAATTGGAAAGGTGTTGACAGCAGTTGATGGCACTATTAAACCAATTGGTTTTACTCATCGTGCCTCTGAGGTTGTAGATGGTGGTAATACTAATGCAAATGGTGTGGTAATCAGTGGTACAGTTCGTATCAAAGCTTTGCCTGCTGCATTGCAAGCAATCATCGAAGATTTAAGAACGGCATTGCCACGATTCACCTTCGTGTAATTAACAGAATTAGAACAAAACATATAATCATATAAAATGATAAATGTACAAGAATTAGTGCCGGAATTCCGTAGAGCAGATGCACAGGCTTATATTACAACGTATCCATTCGATGCGTTACAATATCAAACTGCATTTCCATTGGAATTTCAGACAACATTAAAATGGACTGGTCTGGAGGCTCAGTTTGGTGCTAAAGTAATGGCAGCAGTAACTGATTTCAATAGTGCTGCACCTCGATTTGGTCGTAATACTCCAACTAAAGTTGAGGGTGATATGCCGAAAATTGAAATCGCACGGGATAAAGTTGAAACAGACTTTAACACATTGCGCGAGTTAGAAGATGCTGTACGAAGATTGCCGGCTGGCCCTACTCGTAGAGAGGCTGCACAACGCATATTAGATTGGCATTATGAAGATCAAGTTTTTGCACGTAATGGTATTGAAGCTCGTAATGAGTGGTTGGCTAAACGTATTGCCTCAACTGGCGCATATAAGCTAACACAAATCAATAACGAGCAAGGTGTACAAACTGTATCTGATGTAAGCTTCCAAATCCCTGTTGCCAACTTTTTAAACGCTGTTAAAGACTGGAGTGATCCAGATGCTGATATCATCGGTGATATAAGAAGAATTAAAGCAGCTGCAAGATTAGCAAATAAGCCGATTCCACAGTTTGCTTGGTGTGAGGACACAACTGTTGAACTAATGGCTAAGAATGCGGGTGTTCAGAAGTTTTGTGCTACCTATATCACCACTGCATTAGGTTTGCAAAAGGAGCCTACTCTCAATGACATTAATAGCTCTTTAAAAACTCAAGGCTTACCAATCTTTAAAATTTGGAAATCAGAAATGGTTCAAGAATCTAAAAGCGGTGAGCAAACTGTTGTTTCCGGATGGGAACCAGGACACGTTTCTTTCTCTGTAACTGAACAGTTAGGTAAAACTCAACACACAACTTCTGCTGATGAATATGTTCAAGCAGGTGTTGCAACCAAAACCAAATCAGGTATTGTCTTGATAAAAACTTGGGGAATCGAGGATCCTATTACTGTAGTTACAAAAGGTACCGCGTACTGTACTCCAGTATTATTCAATGCGAAAGCGACATTCATTCTTAAAACAATTTTACCAGGTGGGTAGTGAAAACAAAACAGAGAAAGCCGGAGCAACTACTCCGGCATCTTCTCCTAAAGTAGGAGGAGCTCAATCTTCAGATCAATCACAGTTGGATCTTAACGCGAATGCTAATGCTTCAGCTGAAGATATTAAAAAACTTCAAGGTGAATTGGATGCTAAAGACAGTGAAATTATTTCATTGAAGGACGATTTGAAAGCAAAGACTGATCAAATTGCTGCTTTAGAAACAGAGCATCTGGCATTCAAGGATAAGTTGAAACCTGAAATCGAAAAGATTCAAGCTGAAAACAAAGATCTTAAAGGCCAAATCGGGAAGCTTCAAGGTGAATTGGTAAAAGCAGGTGGGAAAGCTAAAACAGTAAAATCTGAGAAGAAATTTACTGTTATCAGTGCTTTCCGTGATAACCAAGGTGGTGAAGGTATTTTCAACATTGGTGATGATGTATCTCATTTGGATGCTGAACGTCTGGAAAACCTTGTTAGTCGTGAATTAGTTCAGAAAGGATAAGTTATGACGAATAGAGAGGCACTGCTGAGCAAAATTAACATTCCCGTCAAGCCTGGATCCGTAACGACGGTCTTATTGGAGCAAAATATTATTCCTGATGAGGAATATACTCCACAAAATGAAGAAAGCAGGAAAGGGGTTGATCTTGCTTTAGCAGCGCTAATCTTCGTTGTAGCACTTTCACCAGATTCTGTCAAGGAATTAGACTTTCTGCTTACTCAACGTAGCATTGATGGTCTTCTAAAGCTTCGTAAAGCGCTACTTAAAAAATGGGGAGTGCCTGATGAAATGGAAGAAGATGATACCCCAACTATTACAAGCGTTTCCGACTTATGGTAGAAAATCAATATCCGGATACTTTAACCTATGAGCACCAAAACGGCAATGAAGTGACTGTTGAATGTCGATTTGTTCCTGTTCGTGGTACGTCGTTTTTTAGAAAACAAGATGGTACTGAGGTTCAATATAGTTTTGATATCGCTTTTCCTTACGGTACTGAACCTATTTTATCAGGAATTGAGGTAACAGGTAAGGATATGTCTGGAGCCTACATAGTTTATCAGCAAGAATTGATTTGGTTTCATCAAGGACAAATGCACTGTAGAGGGAAGATGTAATGAAAATAGAACTTGAAATAACGACCAACATGAATGCTTTGGCGCTAGAGGTTCAACGTGAGATTGATAAGGAAGTCATACAGCATTTATCTAAAGTCCTGGAACGCGGTGTTGAATTGGTACGAAATAAGATCACAAATGGAAAAGCCTATGATGATCATACTGGCAATCTAAGAAGCTCGACAGGTTTCATTATCTACAAGGATGGTAAAGTCGTTCATACAAGTTTCAAAGAAAGTCCGGTTGGAACAGATAGGGTAACAGGAGTGAAGGAAGGATTGCAAGTGGCGCTTGATGTATTGAGGGAGTCAACGGGATGGGGAGTAGTTCTTGTTTCAGGCATGGAGTATTCTAGTTGGGTTGAGAGTAGGGGATTTGATGTCTTGAAAGGTGCTTATATCAATTTAGATAGCGCATTGAAACAAGCATTTGATGAGATCGGATCAATTCAATAGGATATGGCAACTAAAGTATTTAAAACAGCTGTTCAAGCGATGGAGGATATTAAAGCGGTAATTGAAATGGCAGATGTCATAACCAATACTTCTTTAACCGGTGAGCTTAGGATCATGAACAGAAGACTTAATTCTGATAAAGAAGATATAGTCATTAATACCATAGTAGCAAGTGCTGAGCAGATTACTGAGGGTTACTTCAATTTAAATACTCACGTTCCCAATCTTAAAAATCAAGTTGCGGCAAATCCAACCGCAACTGATACTACTCAACCGAATATTGCGCGGATGAATGAAATAGGATCGGTTTTAATGGAGGTTATTGACGATTACAGAGGTTTTGATTTTATCCTTCAACTTGATAGTGGTGGTGAGGTAATTCCCGATGGAAAGAACTGGTATTTCAACTTCAAAGTAAAATATACCTACTTACGTAGGGACAAAAATTAATAAAAGTATTAACATGGCAGTGCAGGCCACAAATCATAAAATATTATGGCAGCTGTAACAGGTGTTGAAAGTATTGAGTTAGCTCCAATCGGATTGAATGGGGCCATGCCAACCACAGGCTGGAAAAAGATTGTTGATATCGAGATGGACTCGGTTAACATGACCATTCCACCTTTAGAAAAAGTTCGTTTCCGAGTAGAAGATAAATCCGGTGTTCGTTGGGTATTACCTGGCGAAACAGATCCACCAACATTTGCAGCAAACTCTTTGGATATGTCCATTGACAACGCGAACTTATTGTTTAAAGGTGAAGTTACAACCGCAGCAACTGAGTTCAAAGCACCGATCAATGATGAAATTCATTATTTGGCTATTCGTTTCACTTCAAAACCATTTGAAGGAAAGAAATTCGTTTTGGAAATTCCAGTTGCAGCAATCTCAACAGGTATTGTAAATAACTTTACGAAATCAGGCTTTGTTGCTTTGAGTTTAAGCGGTGACGCAACAACTCCTTCAGACGCAACAGGTGCTGCAGTCCCAGCGTTTGGATTCAAATATGTTGATGTAACCCTTCCAGAAGGATAATAACAATCTTAAACGAGCCTGAAAGCCGAGGTTAGGCGGTAAGTAGGGCTTTTTTACCCTAACCACATGATCACAGAAAATACAGAATCGGCTAATCCAGTTGGCCAAGAAATTGTTGATACCATCACCGATCGTAAACAATTCGTTAAAAAGGTTAAGATCGATTATGTTAAGAAATGGCATAAACTACTGTCTTTCCTCTTTATACTTCCAAGATTCAAGAAGATTTATTTAGCAGATCCTTTTCCTGGTACCGTCTACCGGTTACTTGGAACTTTGATTGATTTGAAAACAACTAAGGATGAACAAGACACAGAGGATCTAGGTTTATATAAGATCATTCGAGCCAACATTCCTATTTTAATCAGCTTTATAGCTATTGGAATTCATAATAGATCATCTGTGCCACCTCGATGGCTTTACCTTGCTTTAAATAATCAATTTTCAATTAAAGAATTAGAAAGCCTTTCATTTGACATCTACCGGAGGTTAGATGTAGAGACTTTTTTCGGCATTACGGCATCACTCAGAAAAGTTCAGGATCTAAACCTCAGCCTGGAGCCCGAAGTCCGTGGGGATTCGTAGGAAGTATATGTAAATATTATCGATGGAGCGAGCACGATGTCAAATGGAAAGTCTCATGGCGAAATCTGATAATGTATAACGCTGTCATTCCGGAAGTGTCGACGGAATCTTCTTCAGAAGGTGGAAGCTCGTCAAATAGTAAAAGTGCAAGTGGATCAATGTCATTCTTTGATGTTGGTAAAAGACTGCAAGAAGGTAAA